AATGTTTGAAAGTTGCCATCATCTACTTGATACTTCAATTCATAATGAATAGCCCTTGGCACAGAATTAAAGTCTATATTTAATCTTGTTCTAGCTCTATTACCTTCTGTAAAAAATTCTTCTGTAACTTCTGGAGCAGAAGGAGCAGGAACAGGTTCATTTAATATTGTTATATTGCGAACAGGTAACGCAGATCCATCTTCTATAAATGCAAATTTTGCTGGGTTATAAGCCGTTCCAACAATCGCATAATTGTCCTTATCTTCAGTTACGCTTACGACTCTCCATTGAGTAGTTTGTAAGGTTGTATTTTCAAGAATCCAAATACTATTGGTATTGGGAGCAGTAGTAAAGCTAGTCGCAGTTGTTCCGTCAGCCCTTGTAACTGAATTAACTGTAATCACGGCTCCGCTTATTGAATCTACAACACCTTTTTCAACTGTACCGTTAGGTAAGACAACACTAACTGTTGCGTTATTTGTAGCATCTAGATCGGTCTCTGATGTGTTATCAACAGTGATGGTTGTAGTTGTTGCAGAACTAATCCGCCCACCTCTTCTTAACCCTGCTCTAACTGGATCGCTTACTTCAATAACTTGCCCTGGTCTAACAACTACACCCTCTCCTATTCCAGTAGTAAAACTAATGGTTTCAGTAGAATTTTGCTCTTCAAACAGAATAAATCTGCCTAATCTTCTAGCTTGATTTCTAGATGTACAACCGAAACCTGTTATTTTTTTATGAATAATTCCGTATTTATTTTTAGCAGTAGTATCTTCGACAGTTTCAAAATCTGGTTCTATACTGGTCATATTAAAATAGGATACTGAGACAACAGTTGATCTTGTTTTTAAACTCGTACCAGAATAAATGAATCCTTCAGAAGTTACGTTTGATAGATTGAATAAATAACTAGCGTCTGTAGGTCTATCTTGAGTAAGTGTTAAAGATCCAGCACCCCAAAATGTCATAGCTCTCATCACAGAACTAAGAGCCATTACTGTTTTAAAAGCATCTGCTCTTTGATTAAGAACAACATTGCAGCTAAATCTAGGCTCTTGCCCTCCTTGACCATCATCAACTAACGCAGAAGCATATACAGAAGCACTGTAAAAAGAATATTTATCTAATTGAGCTTCAGTAATATGTTCTCCTAGCCCATATCTACTATTTGTTATGAGGTCAAATAAAATCCATGCAGGATCAGTTGTCCAATGTGTAGTTGTGGTAAGCGTTCCATTAAAAGTTCCGCTATAAACTAATCTTCCATTTGTTTGATCTACAGTTGCATTATGCGGAATTTTAACTTTAATTCCACGAATCCTATATAAACGTCTTGGAATACTAGGAAATTGCTCTGCATCAAAACGCAAATAAGTATGAGCTACATTAGGATATGGTCTTTGTTCGTCTATTATTTTTGTAAAAGATGACCACGAAAATGTATCGGTAACTCTGTCGCTAGTACTATCGGCAGAATCTCTACCAACTGTTATTGAAATCGGAAAAACTGTATCTTCTCTTAAAGTGATTCTAAAATCCCTAGAATACGCACTTCTTGATTTACCCCTAACACTAAAAGCAGACGTTGGTACTGTAAATAAATTTAAAAATCCACCAGGGCCAGTACCAGAGATTTCATTCTTATCAAAACGGGTTGTTCTTCCATTATTTTCAGTAATTAATATAAATACATCAACTTGAGTTCCTAAATTTTTACCATCTTCTTTATTAATATTAACAAGAGCATCAAATCGTATGGTAACTCTAACCGCATCAATATTTGAATCAGTTATTTGTCTAGTAACGGATGCTGCATTAGTTACTGGAGCATTTACCCCCACTTCTGTTTCTATTTCACTAATCGCTGGTATAGAAGTTTGATTTGCCGTTCCAAAACGATTTTTAAACAGGATTCTTTGGAAGTTAAAATCAGCATCTGTTATGTTATTTGAATCTGCTGTTGGCTTTACAACAGGTGTTTTGTCGAAAAATACATCTTTTAAAGACGCTTTATTATAAGCATCAGTTCCTTGGGTAAGTCCTGCTGCTGAAGGAAATCCCTCAATCTCACCTTCACTTAAAACCTCTACAACATTTACTGCTTGTCTACTTTGTACTGACGCTTGACTTACAGTAACACTACCACCGCCACCTCCGAATATTCCGCCTAAGAATCCAAATATCTCTTTTCTTCCTGCTCCTACATCAACTCCAGGTACTTTAAACATTATGTTCCTCCTGAGAAATCCTCTGTATCAATACCTGCTGATACCATTATAGACCCAGTAAAAACCTCGCCATAGACTACTGGAATAGCACCACCAGCATTTATGGTATTTAAAAGTCCGTTAAAATTAAAACTATTTGGATCGTCAAATTTAGTATCTTCTGGTGTGGGAGTTAACATTTGTGATGCTCCCGATAATGCTAAATAAATACCAATATTTCCTGCTGCTGCTGCCAAACTAGCTCCTAATCCTCCTCCTCCTGCTGTAAAAGATAACCCTTGGAAAGCTGCTGATGTACCAAATCCTCCAGTAAATATAACTGCACCAATAATAACTGCTCCTAATAAAAATCTTCCAAGACCTCTTCTAGCACCAATAGCTACAGGTACTATTTTTATTTCTTGTTGACCAACAGGTACATCTAATTCTTTTTCGTTTATTTCATAATTTCCAACTTTTATACAATAATTTTGTTCTATCATGTGCGATTGCAAAGCAGGAAAGTTTGCTGTTAAAAATCTAATAGCATCTACTGTAGAGTTTATTTCAGCTTCAAAAGTACGTTGTCCCAAAAAACGAGCTAGTCTGCCGTAAACTTTTATTTTACTGAGCATAGCGATACCTCTTCTTTGTACATTCTATCCATTTTTGGTCATAAGTTTCTCTAGAGCTAAGTCTTTTCACACAATGTTGAAGGATAGTTTGATCTCCTACATACAAAGCTACATGATCTAATTTGCCTGTATTAGTTGTGTCCATAAGTAAAACATCTCCAACTTCTGTCTCATCATTCTCATCTATTTCTACAAAACCTACTTTGGGTAAGCCATATTCAAATAAAGGAGATTCAGAAAATTCTTTTGGGCTTTTAGGTCTTTTCCAATGCTTTATAACTATATTTTTCTTTTGTTTATACCAATCAGTGATTAAACTCCAACAATCTTGAATATCCCATACCCATTCTCTACCAATTAGACCTTTTTCATATCCAGAAGGCTCAAAATAATACCAATCTGCTGTTTCTGGAGTGACAATATGAAAGGGTAAGTCTAAATATTCACAACTGGCGAGATCAGCCTGACTAGGTGTGGGAGGATGATCTGGATGGCTGTGAAATACAGCTATAATTTCACCCTGATCTTCTGCATTTATCCAATCATCAGGATCTAAAATAAACTGTTCTCCTAACTCTTCCGCAAGATTTTTACAGGGATAATATTTTTCCTTTCCTTTATAAACAGCTACTAAACCACAGGCTTCATGCGGTGCATCTTTTTTTGCGTGTTGTAAAGCAATATCTTTCCAAGTCATCCTGCAAACGCTCCAATACCAGGAAATAATTCTCTAGTGGCTATTCTCTTTGGTAGTTTTACATTTACTAAATCCAATGCAGATTGACCTTCCCATGTAACGAGATTTCTATTCTCAGTAACTTTTCTATCCAGAAAATAAATCTCTTGTGGAAACTCTGCCGTTGGATCGGGAGTTCCATAAGGATTTGTATTTCCACTAAAATTTACAGCGTCTAAAAAACGTGCCAAAGTTCTAATTCTTGTGAATTTTGCACCATTCAAATCGTTGCCAACAGTATTTTCATTAATATCTTGCATTATTGCTGTTATTGTTCCAAAAATATTACTTACTGCGATTGTTGGTCTTGGTAAGGTTCCTGTAGAGCCGAACTCAAAACCACTACATTCAATAGGAAATCTTAAATAGGCGTTACCAGCCCAAACAACTTCTCCATTTGCGTTCATATTTGCACCGTTATGAAAACGGTATATTGTGTTTGAACCATGCAAAGCTGTATTCAATTCAATCGTAAAAAGTTCAATAATCGAACCAGGGTTAATCGCTTGTAATTCTGAAGTTGGTATTGCCATTAGGGTTCAAATACTTGCTCAAAACTAGCTGTTATTCTACTTCTATCGGAATCAAACATTTCTCTACCAAAACTTCTACAGATCCATTTGTAGGTTGTAGTTTCATCAGGTGGAGACCAATCAAACGATGCACCATCTTTACCTCTAGCTTCTAAAAATGTTTCTATTATATCTGCATCACTGTCTTTAACATTAAAAGTAAGACTCCAAACTTTTGGATCTTGATTTAATCCAAAACTTACACGTTGTTGATAGCCGTCACCAAATTGTGTGATACGTTGTTGTGGCTGACTACGTTTTGTAGCAGAGTATTGTGGTTGAAAATCAGGAAAAGTAGCCATTATCTATTTAATATACCTCCAGGTCTTTGTTGTTTAACAAGTTCTCCTTGAACAGCAGCAGCTATCAATGCCCCAAGTTCTTGCCCTCCAGCTTCATCACCTTGAACATCTGAACCTGATGCGTCTACATTAACAACAACATTGTTATTACCGCCACCTCCAAGTTTATTGTTTGGCACAACTGTTCCAGTAGACCTAGGAACAAAAAGTTCTGGCCCTTTCTCTCCTACAAGGAAAGATTTACCTCCTGCTGCTCTACCTCCTTTAGCTAACTTACCTCCTGATAAGAAGCCTAATATACCTCCACCCTTATCTCCTGATGACCCAAGAATATCCCCAAATAGTGCTTGATTAAGTGCGATGTCTAAGAATTTATCAGCAACATTGTTGAGCAAATCGCCAAGAGTAGAAGTTCCTTTTATTAATCCTGCTATACCATCTTTTATGTCCGTTCCAATACTTTGAGCTATGCTTTCAAAAGCATCTTGTACTGCTTTAGTATTTTCAGCTTGTTCTTTTAGATCTTTATTTATTATCACACCATCTCTAATTCTTTGTAATTGCCCTGCATTTATTGTATCCATAGTCAGACCCATCTCTTCGACCTTTGTTTTAATTGCATCTTCAATTAAAAATTCTTCTTCCTTGCCAGCGATAATAGCTTTATTTAGGTCATTTTCTTTTTTTAAGCCTGATAATCCAGCAGTAATTAATTTATTTGTTTTTACTCGTAGTGCATCTTTATCTTTTTCTAAAATAATAGTTTCTGCTATTTCTAATCTTTGTGCTTTTAGTGCATTTATTTGGTCAGTAAGATCTTTTGCTCCCTTTCTTCCTGCACCACTTCTCTGTGCCTCAAGATCAGCTATCTGTTTATTTATATCTCTAAATGCTGGATTATTTGGATTTTGAGATACAAGATCCCTCGCTCTACCTCGTAAGTTAGCGTCTGCTCCTGCATCTAGAGCTTGGTTTAACAGTTTTGCTATTGCTGCCTGTACTTTTGTGAAGAATAGTGTGACTTCGTTACCTAATCTCTGGAATGTTTCGCCAAATTTTCTTAGTTCCTCTGCCTGATCCGCACCTATTTTTTCGCCTAGCATTTCTAGGGCTGCGTTGAAGGCAGCTTGTTTACCTAAGTTCTGTTCGATTATCTGGAGTCGTTTTTCTTCCACTGTTCCTGCTATGCCCATTGCCTGTGACATAGCGGAGATGTTTGGATTTAGGCGGTTCATAGCCTGTCCAAGTTCGCCTATGCCGTTGATTACGTTTTGGATTGATTGGACTGCTGCTGTGGCTGCGATACCGCCTGCAAAACCACCCATCTGGCCGAACATTCCACCGATACCACCGCCTAAAGCCCCTGCTGCTGCTACCCCTGGACCTTGACCAAATAACAGAGGAAAACCACCACTTATTGCTGCACTTCCAAAATCAAAACCTCTTCTTGCACCTAAACGAGTGGCTAATCCTCCAATCGGATTATTTAGGCGAGTTCTTCTACCTGTCTCATCTCTTGATTGCCTGTCTGATAATCTACTGAACGGACCTTGAGGTGGTTGGAATATTCCAGGTTCTTGTGGACCATATTGTGAAGCTAAAAACTGAACATTTTTTCCTGTTATTTTAGATACTTTGCCTAAATTTCTTACATTCTTATCTAATTGCTCTATGCCTCTAGCTGCTGGTCTTAGCATCTCAGTGCTAGGAAGAAGTTTAGCGTTTATTGCTTTTTGTTTATCCGCATCTATAACTCCTTCTGCCTTACCAGCTAATCTATTGGCTTTGCCACTTAACCCTAGTAACCCTACACGATCTCCAGCGGTAAGTTCTGTTGAAACTGGTTTTATTTTAGATCTAGCTTCAGAAGTTTTTACTGTAGCAGCAAGAGTTTTTTCAGCTTCTATAACTATTTTTTTCCTTTCTTCAACTTCTTTTCTTAAAAGGTCTATATCTCTAGTATCTTTACCCCTACCTATATTTTCTAATTTAGAGATAGCATCTTCTAATTCTAAATTTTTACCTTTTAATTTATTTTTTGCTCTTATAGCTCTATTTGATTGCCCTAAAGCTGTATTTTGTAGTTTTAAAAGAGCTAATTCTTCTTTTAATGGCTCGGCTTCAGAACCACCGCCTCCACCGCCACCTCCTCTACGGCCTCCTCCTGTTCCTTTATTTAGTGCGTTTACATTTCTACTAATACTGGATAATTTAGCCTCTAAATCTGTTACCTGATTCAGATTCTTTACACTTACATCTATCTCAGCTTTATATGCCACGATCCAGTAAAAATTGAATATTTATCCTATTTTACATTAAATAAACTGATTAGCACTATCTCCTGCGTCTTATTTTTTCAAACTCTTTTTCCTGCTCTTCGTTTATTACTTGGAAGTAGGCACTCCAGCCTATAAGTTCCTGTTCTGTCATTTCTCCTATTTCGTGGAGCGTTTTGCCTAATTCTTTGGCTACCCCAAACTTGAGCATCATCCAGTTATCTCTTTTTAACTGGCTGGCTAGGATTTTGGGTCTATTACTTCCTCCTCCTCTGCATTTATTACTGCGAGCATAAGAGATTGAAGATCGCTGTCCTTGACTTCGTTTTTAAGAACGTCTATCTCTCCTGCGTTGAATAGCTTTGTTCCGTTTTCGTCTAATGCTTTGTTTATTAATAATTGTAAAGCAAAGCCATTTGAGTCATCGCTTCTTACTTGTCTTTGTGCCCTTTCACGCTCTGCCATTGTTAAGGGAGTTACATACATGACGAAGAGCGATCCATCGGATAGAGTTACTTCTTTTTTGATTGGGTCGAGATTCGCAGCTTTTCTAAGTCTGTCGAGAGCGTTCATTGTCGCCATAAATTTCGTATTGTTTTTATTAGTGTACTTCATTATGCAATAAAAAACCTCGGATTGACCGAGGTTCATAATAATTGATAAATACTAATATAGTATTATGCAGACTTAGATAAGTCGAATGTTGGAGCAGCACTAGGTCTGAAGGCTATCTCGACAACCTGTCCGTCATCTGGGTTTACGTTGAAACTCGCAGAAGTAAGAATAATATCTGCCAGAATTGATCTACTTGCAGTTTGGTCTACGTTAGCACCACTCATCTGACGATCAATATACAATCTTACCTTTGCACCAGCTTGCTGACGTTGGATAACGTCTTCAACCATTCTACTGGATAGAAGTGTGTCATCATCTGTTGAGTAAACACTAGCAGAACCACTACCATCAGCGAAACCTGAGATAAATGTTCTAAATGGTGCGGTTTGAGTAACAGTTTGACCAATACTTGTTACGTCAATTTCTGCTCTAGTAATCTCAAAACTCCACTCTCTTACAGATCCAACAACTAATGGTGCTGTAAATGTAATGCTTGCAAATGTTCCAGCAACAAAAGTAGGAGATGCTGAAGCTGTTACTGCTGCTCCTCCTGCTGTTGAAGAAACTGTCATAACACCAGTTGAAGCATCATAAGTTTTTACAAAATAATCTGCTGCTGGAATAGCATTAGTAACTGTAGATCCTGCTGGATATGCAAGTGTTACTGTGTCATTTACTCTATAACCCAACTGAGATCCAACAGTGATGTTTCCTCCTGATGAAGGAAAAGCTGATGCTGTAAGAGTTGTTACGCTTGTACCAGCAGGAGAATAATATAACGCTCCCGAAGTACCCGATAGAACTGTAGCCATGATTAATAATTCTAAGGTTTGAACATACGGGTACTACCCGATATGTCTATAGGATAGCGTAAATCTATGAAAAGATTCAAGGAGTTAACTGAGCTTGAAAATTTGTTTCTATTCTTGACAT